CACGACACACTGCCAATAGCCGTTTGCGCCTATGTTGCCTTGCGTGTCGGCCACGAAGACGTAATCTCCGGTAGTTCTGCCGTGCGCCGTCGCTGTCGCCAGAACAACCGGGCTCGTATTACTAGCGGCGGAAATTAAAATTGGTGCATTGAACGCACGAACGTAGGGGATGCCAAATGCCATCCTGGTATAGCCCGTAGTAGAGTCCGCCAGTAACCACAAGAAACATTGATGAGCATTCGATACGAATTCCAGGACACGGGTGGGGTTTGAATAGCATAGGACGTTAACAATCCCCGCAGTGTTGGTGACCGCAGCCTGGCGCGCACTGTTAGTTAGGACAAAGCTCACCACGTCTTGCAGGACTGAGGCCACCCTAAATCTGACATAATCGCCACCATTCTCTACAAATAGGCCCATTTGCAAGCCCTGAGCCGTTACCCCGGAAAGCATGAAAAAGCCACCACCGGCAAGGAACGGCGTGTAAAAAGTGCCGAGACCGCCTATGTATAGATTGGGCGATCCCCAGGAAGCAGTGGGGTCGGCAATCCCGATGATGCTGTTGGCTGCCGCGCCCGTTCCAGCCGAGACTAAGTGAATCAGTAAATTGTTGGTGCCGTCAACGGTCGCCGTCATTAGCCCGGTACTAGTCATTGCCGCAGCAAGATTCGCAGCCACCGCTGGCAGGTTGGCCCCAACTAGAATCTGGTTTGCCCCGGTGATGGTCGCAACGTAGGTCCAGACCTGCGTCGGGAACAATGCCCAAGGGCTAGAGAAGGTAATCGTCCAGCCCGGATTTGGGTAGCCGGTAACCAGCACATCCCCAGTGGCGGCAAACTGCTGCGAAATGGTCCAGCCTGAGAGAACTAATTGATCCACAACCGCTTGCATCAATGTCATCGTCGTCGTGCATGGCACCTCGGAGTACTTCGTCGAGCCGACCGAACTGATTTGAAGTGACATAAAATCCTTTAGCTGGCAACCGTATCAATTGTCATCCTTTTCCGCTTGCTCTTGTTCAGAGAAACATCACCTTCGTTGTCTATGAGAGAAGCGGGCAAATAGAACCGTTCAACGTCCCGCTGTGGGTGCGCCGGTAGGGTAATCTGATAAAACGGCTCTCCGTCGTCCCCGTAAAATGTCACCCGAATTGGCACAGAACAAGTGTACTCCAGCCACGCCTGCTTGACGAAATTGTATCCATCGTATCCGAAGTTGAACTCGTAGGAATCCCAATGAGACACAGCCATCGGCTCTTTCCAGAAATCGAAACTGTGCTTGAAGTATTGGGAGTATCCCCCTGGAGATGGCGTGAAAACAAGCCGAGTGTTTTTCGAGATCAAGTCGCTCTGTAGAGTCAAGATACGAGCCCGGTCATTCAACGTGGTGACAACAGAGATCGGATCCCCCAGATTCCCAGAATCCCCTTGCAGTTGAACCGCGCATGGCAACCCCGATGAATTCATTTCTAGGTTGAGAGTCCTGAAAACTTTGTCGCCAGAATACTCCAGGTCGCTCCACTCTGTATAGAGAGTCCTGTCGGCAGGATACTTACTGAGGCCGGGAAACGAGTAAGAGAAATGCTTAAAGGGGACGCCCGCAACCGTTGGCCGCAACCGAACCTTCTTGACGATCATGTTGTCATTCAAGGCGAAGTTGGCCGTGATCCGGTTAGGCTTCCCTCCCGTAGTGGTTGGAGGGGCTAAGACGAAAGACTGAACAGCCGTGTTCTCTTGCTGGACGCCGATAACGCCGGTCATCGTGTCCATGTTCATCACGACGGTTTGCCCCACCGGGATGTCATATTCCATCACCAATTGGTATAGTCTCTTATCAAAGGGCCATCCCAAATCGTCCCAATCGTAAGCACGCCCCACCTGGATCTGAGCTAAGGGGACGACGTTCAACGTCAACGAATAGAAGGAGCCTCCGCCTGTTGTCGTCCCAGAGATCCTTGTCTGGATGGCATAGGCTTCCTTGTGGTATCCACCCTGGATTGAATTGGGAATACGAACCCGATTGGGGTTGGGAACAATCGTGAACAACTCGTCCTGCGTTGTCGAGAAGTCGTAGAACGTCTGGATGGTCACGATGTCGGTGGACTTCATCTCCAGGATGAGATCCGCAAATGTCTTATTAGCGCTAGGAGCATTCGCCGTGAAGGCCGCTGGAGTCAAGGAATAGACGATGGCCTGCCCATCGTTTGGTGTATCCACCCAGCCATCGGACGTCCCAGAATTCTCTTCATACAGAAAGGCGAATGTGCTTGGGCTCTTGGCCGAATAGAGAATCCCTGCCGTCTTGTCGTTCAATTGAGCAGTTATGCCAACAGGAGCCCCGTTGGCTAAAGTATCGCTCAGGTTTTCAATACTCCATCTCTTAAACTTAGTATGGTATCTGAGACGGTGTGGGATGCCAAGGGTGTCCAAGTAGGAGACAAACACCTCGTTGTCGTTGTACTCCATCGTAACTACGTCTGCGCCTGCCGTCCCAAGATGAGGTCGAGTGTCGATTGGGGCATAAGATCCAATCGCATTTCCATTGAACAGCGGGTCTAGGTCTTGGCTTCTCCAGGCGCTCATCCCCCCGCTCCACGAATAGATCCCGTCGTAAGACAAGTACCACAACTCGTTGTCCGCCATGCACCATGCCTTAGTGGCCAACAAGCCCCTTTGGGCAGGGGTGGCAATAGGGGCCTCCATCTGGCCAGACGCCACAGCCACGTAGTACAGGTTGTTTAGGTTCATGCACAGAACCCCGCCAGAGAATTCCGTCAGGTTAACGATGTAATTGGAAGGGGTTCCGACGTTGATGGCGTTTGCTACGTTCGTCGTTAGGTTGATGATCGGGAAAGCCTCGGGCCTGCCAGTCTTTGACTGGTAAAGGACATGCGGATTGTTCGGATCGCCTGCAAGAAATATCGAATCAAACGCTTCTAGGGAAAGAGTTACGGGTTGGTTGGCAATAGCGTCAGCTTGGATCGTGATCGGGTTCGTAGCCGCGTCCGCATGGTCGTACTGGAGAAACAGCGTAACCGTCCCGCCGACTGCATCCACAGCCGCCAAGATCGACGTTTCTTGCGTCAGCGTGTTTATGCCCACAGTGAGAGGTGTCCCTACGGTCAGGCTTGCCAGCGAGCCGGAGGTGACTATTACGTTCAAAACCGCAAGCGTATTGGCTACGGCCACAGTGGAGGAAGTCATTACCACTGGGGTTGGAAGGGCGCTCGTTACCGGCGTATCGTTGTCAAAGTCTACTAGATTGTTAATATCTATGCTCTGGTCGCTCTGCTGATCGCTGAAAATGACAGTCTCGCCAGCCCCAGGATTAGCAGCATAGCCGACAAACCGATAGTACGAGTCAGCAAAAGAGCCCCCAGCCCTGTAGACCGAAATGGAATTCTCCCCAGTTATCTGAGGATCGTCTGTCCCGTAGAGAGTTAAATCAACGCCTTGCCGTTGTGGGCTCACCGCCGCCGTTGGAATCATCAAGGCGCAGGGATTGCCTTCGGCCCCAGTAATGGGGTTACGGAACGTGAAAATGTAACTGTACGGCTGGAGGGGGAAGTCCGATGAAGTAGTAACCGCGCTTGGCCCAGCCCCACCGGCGATATAAATGCTGCTAATGCCAAGCTCGGGGCTTCCGGTTGGGACCGCAACAGTCTTATAAACGACCTGAAACCCAGTTACATTCTTCCACGAATACACCGGGTTCCCGGCATTTCCGACAGCCAAGAATTGAGACTTTGGAATGCTAATCTCTGTCCAGACTGCGTTGCCTGAATCGGCAGCTTCAGCCGATACGGCAGCCAGTGCTTGGGCTTTAGCTTGAGTGATTTCCTGGCTGATATACGGAGTGTCGTTAAGGGCGCTCTGAGGAATGGTTGCTCCGATATTGCTGAGGTTCTGGGTAGAAGTCTGCGTACCCGTAACCTGCGGCTGGATCGCAGTCGGAAGGATTGATTTTTCATAATAGTCGGAGTTGCTATTGTTGACCAAGACTCGGAACCGGATGTCTGTATATTGAGACGGGTCTGAGGCGTAGACCGAAATGTGAACAAGATCATCCGTGGAATACCCAGTTGACGGGATTCCGTCGAAAGAAGCATCTAACGCTATAGCCATCGTCGCAAGCGTTACGAAGTCACTTGAACCAGTGTCCGTATCTAAATCCTCTGCCGCTTGAATCAAGTCCCCGACATTGGGTATATCTTCCAGATACACGCTGAAGGTAGTCGAATCGCTGGAGAGAACGGGAGCGTATTGAGTGTAGGCTGAAACCCCTCCAATAGCCGGAGTTACGATCTGCAACAGCATCCCCACGTTGATCCCAGACATAGTAGACGGGGTGATGGTGATGTTCCCTGGGACTGTCCCGCTAGCCTCTGCGACGGACATATAGGGCAATCTGCTTATGTCTGAGCCTACGGCTAAGTTGTAAACCACGTCCATGTCTGGAGGCAGCAGCGCGTACGCGCCCAACGCTGCCTGGACTGGTTGCACTGGAGGCAATATCCCCCACTTTTGAAGTCCCGGTGAAACTGTGGCTGGGTTTGTCCCGCTATCCTTCAGCATCGCGCTGGGGCAGGCAAAGTACTGGTAGGGGAGTCCGCTAGACCCAGCAGAATAGGAGATAGCGCTGAATCTCTGCCGAGCGTAAGCGTCCGATGGGGCTACGCCAGTTGCAATCTCATTCCAATCTCCGCCGTTGATCCGAGACCAAATGTTCACATCCTCGCCAACGTATAAGATTTCCTCCCCCAAGTCCCCTACGTGCAACGCAGAGATTGAATGGATGACCGGAGCTTCGTCGAAATCCTGTTGCCATTCGTCAGCCCTGGTGAGCTTCTGACTCCCCGCCCTAACCGTGATGTTCCCCTCCTGGACACTGACTACGTTAGTCAATTCGCTGTAGTGCGACTCGTCCAACAGGGCCGGGTCCTGCTTCAGTTGGAGCCCGCCATTGGGGAAAGCACGGGAAATAGGTTGGAGGTCAGCCATGTTGTCTTAGCTCATTCTGGCCTTGAGGTAGCTATTCCCTGGAGTTGACGTGACGACATAAATCCCGCCAACGGGGACTCCAGCCGTTGCCGCGCCTGGATCGTCTGCTGCCATGACAAAGGGAGAGACGACTACGCCAGGGCCTACCCCAAGAACGGTCGTAGTGGTAGGGCCAGCAACAGTGACCATCATGAAGTCTTCGATGACGATCCCTCTGAAAGTAACGGTGACGGCATCAGGCATTGGCTTGCTCCGTGTAGATGTTGGCCATAATTGCTCCTGCTAAATTCACACCTTCAGCATACCGCGCTTGGCAATAGGCGGCTTTCTGTTCGTCTTTCAATTCGCTGTTTGTGGAAAAGATCCTGGAGAGTATCCCATACTTCAAGTAGCACTGGAACGAAGCGGGGATTATCTGAATATACGTCGGATCGGTCGGGATGACATTCCCAATCATCGTCAGATTCCCAGTGGAGCATACCATGTCGGCATATACCCCATACCCAGGTCCGGTGGCTTCCAAGTATGGATTTCCAAGGGCTTCGGCAAACACCCCGTAGCCAAGAGTAGACGGATTTGCCTGGATGTCGAAGTCAACCGCGCCAGACGTGGAGGCGGGCACGCCATAGCCCTGATCGTAGGTGTAGGTCAATTCTCCTTCCACGTTTGGCATAGGGCTCAGTTGGATCTGCTTGACTGTAACCTCATCTTCTTTGAAGTATTGTGATTGATTGAACTGCGTCGGCCACAAAGGATCGGAATTGTCCAAATAGAACCCGCTCGTCCGGTTGATGTGCGTCTGTCCCGCAAGCGCTTCGTCAATCTCCCCCAGTTGATCGGGCTTCGTGTACGTGTCCACCCCGACAACGATGGGGACATTGAAGATCTTCTTGATGATCTGCGTCTTGCTCAAGAAGTCCATTACGACTTCATTGGCAATGGTGTAAAACTCGCTATCCGTTAGGAGGCCCAACTGGAATCCGCCATCCTCTAGCAAGATCGCGGCACACTGCCGGTAGAGGCCATATAGGATGGGGAAAAGGCGGGCCGGAAAGATTTCAACGAATGGTCCAGGAGGGGTACTGGTGCTAACGGTAGTACCCGCTCCTGATCCCCAAGGGAACGTATTCCATTCGCCGCTGTTCCAAGTTCCCATTATTGGTCGCACTCCACGGTCAGATTGACCACCGTTGCGCTAGCCGTTGCTTTGAGGTTGATCCCTACGATGTCATTTGCCGCCACTGCCGTCGTCCAGCCAGTCAGGGTGGTCGAATGTAGGGAATTATTCGACGCGATGGCGGGGGTAGCCGAGGCCGTGATTGTGT